ATGCGAGAGGTACTTCCAGCTTGTGAGACTGGCTGGCGGTTAGACAACGGGAATGTGCCGGAAAAACTTATTCCACTTCAATACACTTACCGGATTACACCGGACGGTCCCGTGGACGCGGCCATTATCGTGATTGATCCCGCCGGAGGTAAGTCGTGGACGGTGCGCTGGAACCAGGGGATCGTGCTTGATTGTTTTGATATAGCGAGACAGACCTGCGAACGTGGGGGCGTATGCGCGTGAAACGTCTTGTCTTACTGGCGCTCATCGCCCTACCCGGCACGTCGTACGCGCAGCAAGCTCCGCCGATCGAGGCGCAAGGTCTCGCCATCGTGTCGTGGATCACGAACATGACGCAGGAGTTGGCGGCGCTGCGGGCCAGGAACGCGGAACTGACGGTGGAGGTCGAGAAGCTGAAGGCCGCGCCGAAATGATGGGCTGGACCCATCCGCCGGGGTGACGCCCGGTTCCAACATACCCACGCTCAAACTCGCCTCGCGCGAGATCGTGAAACCATCATTAAATGCGCGGTAACGGGGGATTCGCATACACGGCGAGGAGCCGGGTATGTCTGACGAAGAACGGCCCGGTGTCGGGATGCCGAGGCCGCGGTGGGACCGTGAGCGGAGGGTCAGCCGGCAATCATCGGACGATGCGGTGATCCGGTCGTGGGTCACGGTGCTGATGGCCTTCATTTGCAAGCACTGGCCTTGGGTCACGTCAGCCATCGCCACCGGCCTGCTGGCGCTGCTTTACAATGTCTACGTTCTGGGCGGCATGGCGCAGATGGTCAACAGCAACATCGACCGGCTCGCGCGCATGTCCGATGAAGTCACCAAGATCAACCTGCATGTCGTCGGCCTGGAAGTGCATCACGATGACCTGACGGCGCGGGTCGAGACGCTGGAACGGTCAGGCAGTCCGGTGGTGCAGGCGCTGCGGGTGCAGGTGGAATCCCTGGCGATCGGGTATCACGAGTTGTATCCGATGGTGAGCAAAGACCTGCACGACCTGATCGCGCGAATCGAGGGGCTACAGGAGCACAGCAAGGGCGACGTCGAGCGGTTTGACGGGGTCAACCGGCGGATCGGTGGCGTCGAGGACCGGAGCAACGTCGCGGACAATGAGATACGGACCCGCATGAATCTGATACAACAGCGCATGGAACTGCTGTCCGACCGGATCGGGGGAACGGGAACGCGGCCGGGGGCGCCGTGAGCATGTGAAAGGGTAATCGCGATGGGATGCTTTTCGGCGGCGTGGTTGGTTCAGTTCATCGTCTGGCTGATCGTGGTCTGTGCCATCGTGGCGATCGGGCGGCGCGTGCTTCCCATTGTTCTTGGTTGGCTCGGGGTGGCCGGCGATGTCGTCATGCAGGTCATCAACATCATCCTTATCGCCATAGTGCTGATCTGGTTGGTTTGGCTGTGTTACGATATTTTGACCTGTTCCGGTGGCATCGGCCTGCCGGGCCGGCGATGAGCATGATGTTCTGGGACCCGGACGCTTACGAAATCGTATCCTGGTTCACGCCATGCCATTGTGGCGGCAGCCCTTTGTCTGGAACTTGCAAGTCTCCCGGTGGCTGCACCGTGTCCGGTGGTGTCAGCCAACGCCAACGTCCATTAGCGGAATATCAGGCGATCAAAGCTGAAAAGCTAAGATTGGAGGAGGACGCGATCCTTCGCAGGGCAGATGAAATACGAGCCAGAAGATATCAAGGATGAACCACACGTCATGGCTCCCGATCGCGATCCTCGGACTGGCGCTGATGCTGGTCTGGGTGCTTGTGAGGGTCTGACGCCATGATCGATAGCGCCGCATGGCTTATCCTGGCGATCGCCGTTGGGTGGCTGGTGGCGCTGGCCATCTGGCGCTGGTGGCGGCGGTGATGCCGCTCGACCGTGAGATCGTCCGCGTGTGGCTCGCGATCATCGTCGCGCTGGCCGTCGTGTGGGGCGGGATTATCGCCGTGGCATGGTGGCTCGCGGGGTGAGCAAACTCAGTCGCATCCGTTGCATGGACTGCCAGCGCGACACAGGCGCCAACGGGTTAAAGGAGTATCCCACGATGATTCGCGACGATGTATGGTTGAGCATCACGGGTGAGACGGGCGGTGCCGGGGTTCTCTGCCGAGCCGACATGGAGCGGCGCCTGGGACGCCTTCTGGTGGAGGCCGATATGGCGCCATGATCGAGGCTCTGCTCGTCATAGGCCTGGTCGCCGCCGTGTCTGTGGCGACGGCGTGGCTCGCGGGATGGCTCGCGCGGTTGCCAAGGCCGTGACGGTGTGGGAAAGTGGCAGGGTGCGCGGGCCGGGCTCTGAACCCCGGCCACGCGCTGAAACCGAGGAAGCGGTTTCGGGAACCCTGCCCATAGGTATACCCGATCACCGCTCCTGACGCAAACAGGAGGACACTGGTGGGTGATCAGACATATAAGTTCAAATGGGATAATATGAACCTGCCTGAATACCTCCAGGATAGACGGGCAACGATCAACAGTCTTCGTTGCGAAGCCAACATTCTGATGCGGCGCGCTGAACAGATAGAGGCAGAACTGGTAGTCCTGACAACCACGATCGTTGAGGTTGATGACTGATGTTCAACAAAGGGGCATTGATGGAACGACGCCGCATCCGCTGGTTCGGCTGCGGTGCCGCTAGCGCGGTTGCCATCGCGCTCGATCTGCGCGGCCACCCCGGCGGCGTGGTGGCCTACTGCGAAACCCGCGCCGAGCATCCCGACAACGAACGCTTCCTACGCGACTGCGAACGCTGGTGGGGCGTATCCGTGATCCGACTGCACTCAGATGAGTATGAGGACACCTGGGACGTATGGGAGCGGCGCCGGTTCATAGCCGGGCCAGACGGAGCACCTTGCACTGGCATTCTCAAAGTCGCGCCGCGTCATGCGTTTCAGTATGCCGATGATATTCACATCTTTGGCTACACCTGCGATGCGACCGATCAGACCCGCGCCGAACGGCTCGCGAAGGTGTTCCACGAACTGACCATCGAGAACCCGCTGATCACGGCGGGACTGGACAAGGCGGCCTGTCTCGCGATGGTTCAGGGCGCGGGGATCGCGCTGCCCGTGATGTATTCGTTAGGTTTCCAAAATAATAACTGCCTCCCGTGCGGCAAGGCCACGTCGCCGGATTACTGGTCCGCGATGCGTCTGCACTTCCCCGCTCAGTTCTCGCGCATGGCGGAACTCTCGCGGCGGCTTGGTGCGCGACTGACGCGGATCGCCAACGAGCGGATATTCATTGACGAGATACCGGCGAACTGGCCGACGCTCAATCCATTGGCGCCCGCGTGCGATTTCCTGTGCCAGATCGCCTCACAGGATTTAGCCTGACTCATGGCCCACTCGCGCGGTCCCCGCACCGAAAACATCCAGGCCAAAATCCCGAATCCGGTCATGCGGCGGCTGGACGTGGCGGTGGACCGGCTTGGCCTTGGAAGCCGCGCCGAGGCGCTGAACCGGGCGATACCGTTCTGGCTTGATCACGTCGAATCTGGTTATCCTCCGGTCACGGAACAAGAAACAGAGCAGGGAGATGACTGACATGCGCACAACACCTTGGGATTGGAACGATCCGACGTTCCGGTTGGCGGGGCAGCAGGCCGTGAACGAGGTCCAACAGGGGTTACAGCAACGCGCCATGCGGAACCCTGAGCCAACGTCGGACGTGATGATTCGCACAATAACAGGATCACCCATCCTGACTGGAAAGGTCACTTATCCGGGGCAACCCTCTCCCGCCGCCATCGCCGCGTTCCTGGACGTGGTGCGGCGGTTGAATAACAGCGTGGACTTTGGGGAGGTCGAGCCGGCGGCCGACGTGTGGCGGTGGCTTGAGACCCTGGCGCATGAGTGAAGAAGACCTCGCCGCGCTGCTGCGCCAGCGGGGATGCCGGATGCTGGACATGCGGGATCAGATCGCTCGCATGTGGAAACCTATAGAGACGGCGCCGCGAGGCGTGGATTTGCTGCTATGGGTGCCACCTTCGCCATTGTTGGCGGATATCGCGAAAGGGCACCATGAGGTTGGGCGCCTGGCATATCCCATGGAAGTTCGAGCAACGCACTGGATGCCGCTTCCTGACCCGCCTGAGTAGTTCCCGTCCCTGTTCCCGCCACGCGCCGTGTGCGATAAGGCACCATGAGCCGCCAGCCCGATCGCGAGCATGACAGAGACGACCGCTTCGTGGCCCGCGTGGTCGCCGCGATCAAGGCGGAACTCGATCAGGTTCACCGGGAACTGCACGCCGCGCACGCGAAACTCGACTACGATCACACCTTAATCGAGGAGTTGAAAACTATGTCCGCTACTCTCCAATCCGACCTCGCGGCTCAGAGCGCGGCCGTTCAGGCGCTTGCCACTGAAGTCAGTGATGGTCTCGCGGCTAATGCTGCCGCCATCCAGGCGTTGAAGGATCAGATCGCGGCCGGTAGCCCGGTTACGGCGGCAGACCTGGCAACCCTTGAGGGCAACACCACTGCCGTTCAGGCTGCCACCACGGCGTTGCAGGCGGCGCTCAACCCCGCACCGGCTACGCCTCCCGCGCCTTGACGCGACCGGACGGCGGTGGCATGGTGTCGCCGCTTAGTTATTGCCCCGGCGCTTAAAGGCCCGCTCTCCTATGGAATGGTTAGCGGGCTTTTTCGTGCGCGGCTATCAGGCGTCGCGCTCGCGTTCCAGGCGGGCGATGGCGCGGTCGAAGAGACGGACCACAGTGGATTGATTCACTATGTTGTCATTGTAGGTCGTGACCACCTTGTAAGGCTTCGGCAGGTCGCGTTCCAACAAGGATTGAGCATAGGCCAACGTCTCATCCTCAAATGACCCGACGGCCGCCCCAATCCAACCGACCGCGCAATGACGAGCAAGTTCCCCAGGTATCGTCACCATATGGCGACACCACCCTCCCGGCTTGCTGATGCCCTCACGCGCGGCGCGGAGGATGCGGAGGTCGCGCTCGGTCTGGGTTTCTGTCTCTGGGTAAGTCGTGTTGTCGAACGGCATGTTACTTCCCTTCTGGTTCGTTCAGGATGGAGACGCGGGCCGGAATCGAACCGGCGTGCTCACTTGCGTTCCAGTTCCGCGCGATGCGGCGAAGTACCCAACGATGATCAACCCAACGGCGGTGGCGTGCCAGCAGGACCAGAAGATGTCCCATTCCAGACCGGCGATGGTCGGAAGCGGGGCCGTGTAGTAGTACGCGAACCACCATAAGGGCACGCTGCCGGTAAGTCGTATCATAACCGACAACATGTGTCCGGTCGCATCATAGGCTTCCATCGCGACGCCGAGCCAGAACAGGCGCTTCATTTTTTCTCCAGTTCATCCAGTTCCGCGCGGGCGACGGCGACTTCTTCTACTGTGAAGCAAAGAGTCACGACGGACGCACCACTTTGGTAAGCCTCAACTGCATCCACAATCGTCCGTAGCGCCGTCTTCGGCGGCTCGTAGGCCAGCAGCGCGGCGCGGATCGTGGGCCAGTGCTTATCGCACAATTCACTACGCTCCAAAGTGGCTACCGGCCAGTTCTCGATATCCGCGACTATCTTCGCGCCGGTTTTCACCGCCCTGTCCCTCCGCCTGGAATGATCGTGAACGTCACCGTTCCGCCGCACGGCAGATCGTAGGTGAACGATTTTGGTGCTTCCTTGCAGGCCGCATTGTTTTCGCAAGTCGGGATGACGACCATGGGTACCGGCGACGCGCCAGTTCCAGGCGACGATCCTTGTGCCAAAGTAGCCGCGCCAGTCAGGAGCGGGGCGAGAATGGCGAGGACGCGGGTCACATTGCTCATGGCCACAACCGCGCGAGACCGATCCCGATGCCTATTCCTCCGAGGCACACCAAGGTCAAGCCGATATACAGCGGCCAATGATCCCACCACCTAAAGACCTGCGGCGACGGGATCTCGACCCAACCGAACGGGGTGTGCCGGCGGGCGGAGAGGCGGCGTAGGGTCATGTTCCGCCTCCCTCAATTTCCGCGATCAGCGCGCGGCGTGTCAGACGCGCATCATCAAACAATGGAAAGCAGACCGGACACAATTCCGGAACGCCCGCGCCATCGCACTCAGTGCAATTCGCGTTCGCATTTTCGGCGTCTTCCAGCATTTGTAATGCCTTCAACAACCGCGGCGCGGCCAACAGCAACCGCGCCCGCGCCGGATCGCGCTGGCTCGTCGGCAGGAACGCGACCGAGGTGCCGTCAGCGTCGAAGATGGCGCGAAGGGTGTCGTCGTATTCCCATGGTGCGTTGAAGTCGGTCATGTTTTCAATCCCTCCATCGCCGCGTGCGCCTCGCGCTCTTCCTGGTAGCGCCTGTTAAGTTCCGCCTCCATGCGGTCGAACTCATGCGCGAGTTCGCGGAGGCGCTCAATCTGGCGCAGACTGAATGGCGAGTTCCAGTGCAATAAGGTCAGAACACCCGCCATCTCGCGCAGTTCGGCACCGCCGGTCATCAAAACGACTCGACTGGCAAAGGTTCCGGCGCCTCGATCTGAATGTCAGCGACAATCTTCTCCAGCAGCAACTCGCGGATGAAGCCTTCGCCACCGACCGCGCGATAGACCGTATCATAGGGCGCATCCAAATGATTGTGCCGCATGTAGTCGCAAAGGTCTTTGATCTGATCAAGGCAGCGAAAGATTTGCTTCACATCGTGTTTGTCGAGTGTCTGCATCACCAGAACCCTCCCGCATCGACCGGTGCCGCGCACATGACGAGAACTCGGATAGCGTCGTCGTTGGACGATACGACATACAGCACCGCGCCGCCGCGGGTACCGGACACGTGAACATGGTCGCCGGGGCGCATCATGTCGCGCGCGTCACCGAAGAAACCCGGCGCGGTGATGGCACTCAGCGAAGCGTCGCCGGCTTTGTATGCCCATAGAGTGAATCCGTTGGCGAACTGCAACACGCTCAGGTCGCGGATGGCGAAGCGGGGGGCGGTTTCGGTGGGCATGATCTACTCGTTCAGTTCGATGGTGGACAGATCGAGTTCGCAGTCCAGGTTTTCGGCCGCGCTGTCATCGTAGTCTTCCCACAATCCGCGTCTGGCCTTGTCCTTAGCCTCGGTCGGGTTGGCCGCCTAGACGCGGAACGTCACATTACCGCTCGTCACGGTCCCTCGGAACAGGTACTCGGGCATCGGTTGGCTCCTTATATCTGGCGGTAGGATGGCACGGGGTGTTGGGGGATGCAACATGAAAATGTGTATTGACGGCACATTTTCTAGCGTGTAGGGTGTGTCTCATGGAACCAAAAACCCGCCTCAGCATGGACATATCACCCAGCTTTCAGGCTGATATCCAGCGTGTCGCGCGAGAGACCGGCACGAGCATGACCACCGTGATCCGCATGGCATTCACTCTCTATAAGGTCTGCCACGAGGCGAAGAAGGCCGGTCAGCATGTCGGCCTGGTCAGCGACCCATCACGGCTTGATCGGGAACTGGTGGGGTTGATTTGATGTCAGTTTATATAGCCAAGGCTGAACAACAAAATCTGGTCAAGATCGGAGCCAGCAGGAATGTCGATATCAGGGTAAGAAGTGTGAGTTATACCTGTAGGCTACGACTAAGCGTTGTTCGTGTCATTGATGGTTTTCTTCGAACTGAACGTGAAGCCCATCGTAGGTTCGAGGAGTTCAAAATTAAAGGAGAATGGTTCAATTGGTCAGACACCATGCTGACGGAACAATTCGAGCCGGAAACTCCAGAAGAGGAATACAACCAATCAATTATTAATAGAATTTTCAACGATGGCATTCATCCATGGATGGTGGCAAAAGAACTCGGCGTCGATCAGCCCGCGATCAACAGGGTGCTGAAAGCATATGGATATGGTCCTCCGGACTTCTGGAATGCGAGCCGGACACCTGAAGCATTGGCTGAGAGGAAGTTGCGATGGAATAGTTGGCGCGCATTGACATATCGTAGGAAATTCAAGCTGTGGCTATAACGATCCGCGATCTGCGCCGCGCTTATGACAAGCATCGGATGAACGGCGCATGAAATCGAAAACACGCGCGGCGGAGAACGACGATGACGCGCGTGCTACCGAGCCTCCCTCGCGGGCGGGCCTCGGTCGGAACCACCAGCCCGGCAGGCGGAGGCTTGCGGTTTCCCTCGGCTGTCCGCCGGGGCTGGTGGTTCCAACTCATCAAGGAGAATGAAATGTCTGACTTCAAGCCTACACTCTGCATCGACTTTGATGGCGTGATCCACGCCTACAGCAAGGGGTGGCAAAACGGTGAAATATACGATAGCGCCACGCCCGGATTTTTCGAGTGGGCGGCGAAAGCCAGAGGTCAGTTCAAGTTGGTGATTTATTCATCCAGGTCAAAGGATGACGAGCAAATCGACAAGATGCGGGATTGGCTCGGAGGACAACTGGTCGCCTGGAAAACCAGTCACATGGTCAGCATAGAACTGCCGCCGTATATGGATGATTTCGATTTCGCGCACGAAAAGCCCGCCGCATGGCTGACGATTGATGACCGCGCCCTTTGCTTTCTGGGCGATTGGTCGGTGCCGTGGCTTGATCCTGCCGCCCTGCACAGATTTAAGCCGTGGAACGCCAAATCGTGACACCCAAACCCGCATCGACACGCGGGATGCCAGCGGTTCCACTCATTCTTAACAGATGGAGGACAAAGCCATGCCACGCACGGCCAAACAGCGTTATTGCTTCAACTGCGGCGATGATATCGGCTTTTATGCCGATTACGACCCACGCGATACATGCGGAAAACAGGAGTGCGACCGTGAGGCGCGAGATGCGTTCGCTCAAGAGCGAGAGGAAGCGCATGAACGCCTCGATCGCGATATGGATTGGTAAACCCGCATCGACACGCGGGATGCCGGCGGCTCATCCCCATTTGCCAGCCGGTAAACTCCCGGCGCCGTTGCAACCGCGGCGTCGGGGTTTCTTCAAGGAGCGCGCGATGGCGAAGCCGCCCAAATATCGCTTCCAGGTATGGCTTGACGAGAATCCGCGGTGGTTCCCCACGTTCGCGGCGGCGGAACGCTACGCGCACCGATACGTCGCGGCGAGCGTCGATGAGCGTGGCTTCTCGAAGCGATTGGATATCACCCACGATCTGTATCGCGTCGCGGTTGTGCGGATGGACGCGCTGGACCGTGTGTGGACCGATGTGATCGCGACGGAGTTGATCTGATGGTTTTGTATCTTCAACATGCTGCCATTCTCACCGACGCCGGGCGCGCGGCGATCGAGGCGGCGCGGGGATGACGCCGGACCTAACCGCGATCTTCGCGTTTCGCCTCGCTACCGGGCGGAAGCTGCTACTGATCGCGATGATCCACCGGGCGCGGGACGGATGTTTCAAGTGTCCGCTATCAACGCTCACGCATGACACGCAGATCGGCACCCACAGCATATCGACCACGATCCATGCGCTGGCTCGCGCGGGGGTGATCCACGAAGACCCGACCAATCCGCCACGGGGCGGCGTGGTCAAGGTTTGGCGGATCGATCCGAAATTCATCATTGGAAACCAGAATGGCAAATCAGGAATGGACGGCGGCCGAGGTCGAGACGCTGCGAGCGTTGTGGACGGAGGGACTGTCAGCGGCGGCAATCGGGCAGCGGATATTCCGGCCGAAAAACAGCGTCATCAGCAAAAGCCATCGCCTGCTCCTTGAGCCGCGGCCATCGCCCATCGTCCGGAACGGCAAGCCGCGCGTGCGGGTGGCGCGAGTTCCGCGTGTGATCCCTGTCGCCGCCACGCTGCCACCGCTACCAGGCCGTCAGGAGCCGGTCGCCGTGATCGTGCCGCCGAAGGCGCCGGGCCACGCCAACCGCGCCTCAGCGGCCGCCAGGGCGTCGCATACGCCGTCTATCTTTGACAACGTGGTGTATCGCCCGGTCGTCAGGGAGGCGCCGCGACTGCCGATGCCGACAACGAAGACGTGCCAGTGGCCCATGAATGACGGCGCCCCGGCGTGGCTGTTCTGCGAATTGCCGGCGCGAGTGAAGTGCTATTGCGAGGGCCACGCGGCCACGGCGTACCGCGTCAGGGACCGGCGGGAGATGGTGGCATGAAGGCGCTCGCCCTCTCCGCGAACTGATCGAAAAGGAGACAGCGAATGGACTCTGAACAACGGGCGAAGGAACTGGCCGATGTGCGCCGCGAGGCGCGGTTCGAGGCGCTGCGGGAGGCGCTGAACCTCGTGATACGATTGAGTTCATACACCGGTCCCGAACCGACACTGACAGAAAGGGAGCTGCGGAAAATGATCCAAAAGACGGTCGAGAGCGAGACGCGCGGATGAGTGACGATCCGGCGGCGCGTGTGCAATTCGAGTTGCCGGCCGAGCGCGACGGGCCGCCCGCTGTCGTGCTGTATATGGCGCCTCCTCCCAGCCTCAATAAACTGTGGTCCACCATGCCCGGCAAGAAGCGGGTGCGTTCGCCGGAGTATAATGCATGGCTTCACGCGGAAGGATGGCGGGTCAGGTCTCAGATCGTCGGCATGAAACCGATAGACTGTCGTTTCAACGTGCTGATCGAAGTTCCCATTTCCAGGCGCGATGTCGGCAACAATGAAAAAGGAGTGATGGATTTGTGCGAGCATGTCGGGGCTGTCAGCAACGACGGCAACGCCTCCTCCATCACGATCCGCCAGGCCCAACGCGCCGACGTGATGGTGGCTATTTGGCCCCTGCCCACGATGGGCGGCGTGCGGAAGGCGGCGAAGCCGATGCGCGTGTCCAGGCCGCGGGCCCGCAAGAACAAACCCGGTCTTACATGGTTGCGCCCATGACCCTGTTCGATCCGACGATCGGCGCGGATGCGTGGTTTGAGTTCACGTGCGTCGCCTGCGGGTGCTCCGTTCACACGCTGGTCCCGAACCCTGAGCAACGATGTGGGGTTTGCCAGTTCATTTCGGAATGCGCGCCCGAGGACCAGGGCAGGTTGCGCGACTTGCTGATACGAGGAGGCGCCACGCCATGAAGCAACTCACCATCACACTGACTCTCCCGATCACGCCTGACGAGTTCGGCCTGCACACCATCCCCGATGGCACGCGGGAATGGCTGGGACTGCTGCGCACCGGCGCCGAGGAGCACGGCTGCACCGTCACCATAGAGGTCGAGGACGGCAAGGGGCTACAGCAGGTCAGGAAGCGGCCACGTAAACCGCGGGCGCCCGTCGTGAGCCTGGTGCCGAACGATGCCGCGTGAACCACGCTTGCGTGTCCTGAGTTTAGGGGCCGGGGTTCAGTCCACCACACTGGCACTCATGGCGGCAGCCGGTGAAATAGGACCGATGCCTGACTGCGCCATCTTCGCCGATACCGGTTGGGAACCGTGTGCGGTTTACGACCATCTGAACCGCCTTGAAAAGTTACTGCCGTTTCCCGTCATTCGCGTGGACAACGGAGATATTCGCGACACCATCGCGACTGACGGTTTCAATCCAATTCCGTGGTTCACTTTGCCGAACGGTATCGGCAAGCGGCAATGCACGAACTGGTACAAATTAGTCCCGATCCGCCGTAAGGTTCGCGAACTCCTGGGTGACAAGACGCCAAAAGACGGCTGTGAAATGTGGATTGGCATCAGCCGCGATGAGGCGCACCGCATGAAGCCGTCGCGTGTCGGTTATATCAACAATCGTTGGCCATTGATCGAGCGCGAGATGACCCGCGCGGATTGCCGTGGTCGTTTGGACAGATGGGGGCTCGACACGCCACGAAGCGCCTGTTGCGGGTGCCCGCTACTTTCAACCGCCGACTGGAAGGATCGTCGCGCGCAACCTGAGTGGGCGGCAACCGTCGCGATCTCGCATCGCCTCGCGGCCACCGGTCAGTTCATGCACCCGGCTCGCGTGCCCATCGATGAGGTCGATCTGCGCTCGTGGGAGGAGCGCGGACAAGCCAATTTATTTGGCGAGGATTGCGAGGGCATGTGCGGAACATGACATCTGACCCCACGCTCACCACCGCCGCCTGCCCGTGTGGCGCCCCGCCGTTCGCCATCCGGCCCGGCCTGGCGCCGGTGCGGCTGGATGCCATCGACCTTTTCACGCGCCGACAAAAGGCCACCGAAGCGGGCGTGGCTTGCGTCGTGCTGTGCCGCGCGTGCTGGCTGAAGCGGTTCGGGAGGCGGGTGGCGTGATCGCGGCTGAAAAAAGGGCACGCGCCTGGTATGCACAGCATATTGGTCGCACCGGATCGTGGAACGAACTCACGGAGGATCGGCGACAACAGTTCATTCGAACGGCGGGTCGGGAATCCACTGGTCGTTGTGCCGCGCCGGAATGCGGAGGCGATTGCCTTGAGTGTTTCGATCCGAGACCCACTGACCTGTTCGCCGCGCGGGGGGAGGGGGAATGACCAATTACAGGCCGCTGGCAGATACGTGGTTTCTTGCTCGTGCCAAACTAAAAGGCGGCATTAAGCGTTACGGTTCTTACCTTGGAGGCTTCCCCGAGCGCGCCCGCGCCCTGCTGGGCGTTACCATCAACGATCCCGTGCTGCACGTTTGCGGTGGCCTCGCGCGGCTCTACCCCTACCGCGGCGGCTTCGGACCCAACGACCAGACCCTCGACATGGACCCGGAATGCGCGCCCGATTTTCTGCAAGATGCGCGCCGGCCGCTGCCACCCGGTTTCAAGGCGATGCTGGCCGATCCGCCCTATTCATTGGACGACGCGGCATCGTATTCGCCCGGAGCGGCGATGTACCCCAAACCGAACGCGCTGATCGCGAACATGCTCGACGCGCTGGAACCGGGGCAACGCTGCGGCCTGATCCATTACATTCTGCCCTCCCCGCCGAAGGATACGCGGTTCGTCGCGTGCGTGGGTATTATATCAGGGTATAATAACAGAATAAGAGTATACTCTGTGTTTGAGAAAATGGCGTCTGAGAATATCATTCTCCGAGATGACTTATTTCAGGAAGCCGCAAGTGTCTGAGAATCCCTCAATCAGAACCAGACGTGCCAAGCCAATGATTGAGTTATCATGTGGTTACTGTGGGAAGCTTTTTATACGGCCTCACGCTCTAAGAATCTACTGTGAGAAAACGTGTACCCTGGCCGCCAATAGAAAAATGAGAATTGAGAATTATGCTGCTGGTCGCGAAACAAGGCGGATCAAAGGCGCACGTTTTTTCCCAGCTAAATGCTCCGTCTGCGGTGATATATTCCAACCAACAGGTGGACACGATTCTCTGTGCGTCCTCTGTAAGCAAAAGCGTGAGCGATGGACTGAAAATGTAGTTTCGTCACTACTTAGATCAGCCAAAATCCGTAAGGGAAGTGCTGGGTTTGACCTGACCCGCACGTGGTTCGAAGAGACGTGGACTAAACAAGATGGGCGGTGCGCTATCTCTGGTGTAGCCATGACACGTGTCAGGCAGTCCGGCTCTGGTAATATATGGGGCCAGGACGGAACTAAGGTCAGTCTGGACCGAATAAATCATGACGGGCCATATTCAATGGCGAACACTCGCCTGGTATGTGTGATCGTCAATCTGATGCGTCATAGAATGACTGATGATCAGTTACTTCAATGGTGTGAACGAATTATAGCCAACCACCGGGATGAACGAGGAGAACCCGCTTGTGACCCCGATCTCGCAAGGCGGGTGGATCTGTGGCGAGAACCGGAGAGCGGAAAGTAATCTGTTGACACAGCCGTTCATGGAACGCTAAACACGACGCATGAACAAAGACGCGCTCCTGACGCTGCTACGAAACCGGATCGACGCCGCCGGTTCCTTGCGCGAGTTCGCGCGGCAACACGGTTTCAGCCCATCTTACGCGCATCAGGTGTTGCACGGCCGCGCGCCGCCGGGGCCGCGTATCCTCGCGGCGCTGGGGTTGAAGGTGAATTACCAGAAGGACCACGCCGATGGCTGACCGCATGAGATGGACAGCGTTGCCGGTCGCGGTCGTGGCGTTCGACATGCTGCTGGTTGCCTTTGGGTATCGCGCGCCGGACGATCTGCTGTTTCTGGCCCTGGGATATTTCCTGGGTTGCTCGATGCGAGGCGAGGACAACGATGATGGCTGATCAGAAGCAACCCTCGCGCCGGATCGACGCGCCGGAACCGGGCCGCTTCAAGATTCGCGTGGTTCGTAACGGTCCCTGGTGCGCGGCTCGCATCTGGTCCGTCATGGGCATCCTGCAAGCCGAGATCGGCTACCAGTCGGCGCCGGTGGAAGATGTATGGCTCTATGGCGAGCGATGCACGGATGCCGAGTATTTCCGCCTGCGCGATCATCCCGCCGACAAGCCGGGGGAACGAGTCGATATTCGCACAATCGAAACATTCTAGGAAACGTCGTGAAACCCATAAAAGACATGACTGATCGTGAAATCGTCGATCTGATGAAGTCCTGTGAACTGATCAATCAGGTTCGACAACTGGTTTCTTTCGGCATGGCTGAAATGGAGCAGGCGTATCTACAGCGTAAAAGACCATCTCCTGTTGAGGGACGCCGGATGGAGTTCGAGATCGCGGGAAAAATATGCCGGTTGTTTGAACCAAAGGACATCTGATATGCGAACCGCCGAACTCGCCGCCGACATCGAACGCCTGCCGAATCGTCCGGTCGTGGACCTTGGCGCCGCACTCGATCCCGCGCTCCTGACGGACTGGCTGGACGGAGCCTACCTCCCGCACCGTGAGGCCGCGACAAAGCTGTGCGACCGCTACGAACGGTTCCTGGTGGCCACGCGGGACGGCATCGCCGACGAGCATATCTGCGGCATCGCCACCGACTTCCGCGAACAGGTGAAGGCCGGGATCGCGGATTGCGACGTGACGCGGGAGCGGATCAAAAAGCCGGTCCTGGGCGCGCAACGATTGATCGATGGTATGGCCAAACGGATCAAGGACAGCCTCGAAGTCCTGCTGCCCATCATCGAGCAGCGCATCGCCGCCTTCCTCGCGGCCAAGGCCAAGGCCGAACGCGAGGCGGCGGAACGAGAGGCGCAACGCCTCGCCGCGGCGGCCCAGGAGGCGCTACAGGCGGCTGACCGTGGCGGCGATGGGGAAGTAGCCATAGAGGCGCTACAGGCCGCTCAGGAGGCCGAGGCGCGGGCCACGGCATCGTTGCCTGAGTTGTCGCGGGTGCGGAGCGTGCATAACTCGGTCGCCGGGTTGAGCGACAACTGGGAATATGGGATCACGCACCCGGATTTGGTCCCAAGACAGTTTTTGATGGTGAACGATGCCGCGGTGAAGTTGGCGATCAAACAGGGCGCGCGCGAGATACCGGGACTGAGTATATTTAACTCGCCACGCCTCTATTCGAGGAAGGGACGATGACGCCCTGGACACCACCGCCGGTCACGCCGGAACAACTGCGCGCGGCGGGCTTTACCAGTATCGCGGCCAACTTTCCTCGATCCGAGATGAGCGCGCGGTGGATCGCCATGTTCAACGGGATTTCGTTCAAGGCTATCCCCGCCGCGTGGTGCTACGCATCCAATTCGTACATGTGGGAATACGCGGAGAACCAGGCGTGGCTCGCTTTGGAATCGGCATGAACAGAGATACACCGTGAGGTGTTGGGCGAGGCGGACGGCCCGGATGGTCCGCGTTTTTTTGGTTTACAGGGGTTCCGTTATATGCCTATATGGTTCCCATGGCGACAGTGACCAAACGTTCTTTCGCGCTGACCGGCCCGCAAATGGCGTGGTTGATCGTTGAGGCGAAACGCCTCGATGTCACGGTGTCGGAATTGCTGCGGCGGTTGCTCGATACCCATCCTGAAAGGAAGTCCCATGCCGGACGGAACCGCCGCGATAAGGACGAAGAGATCGAAGCTGCTGGCCGTGAAACCTGAAGCGGTCAAGCTGCGCAAACCAAAAATCCTGGTTTACGGCGCGTCTGGTGTGGGCAAGACCTACTTCGCGCTGGACTTCCCCGACGTTTACATGATCGACGTGGAAGGCGGCGCCACGCAACCGGAATACGTCGAGAAGCTGCGCGCCTCGGGTGGTCTCTATCTCGGTCCCGACGATGGCGCCTCATCCTTCGATGTCGTCATGGGCCAGATCAAGGCGCTCGCCACCGAAAGCCATGATCGCAAGACGCTGGTGATCGATAGCGCGACCAAACTGTTCGCCAACGAAATCGCCCGCGAGGCGGAACGGTTGTCCGATGCTGGCAAGAAGAACGAGTTCGGCGCCGACCGCAAGCCCGCCGTCAACTACATGCGCCACATGGTCAACTGGCTGGTTCGCCTGGATATGAACGTGATCCTGATCTGCGGCGAAATCGCGGAATGGGGCAAGGGCGCCAATGGCGAGCGCGAGCAGATCGGCACCATCTTCGACTGCTGGCCCAGGCTTGAGTACGAACTGGACCTGGCCGTGCAGGTGCTGAAAGCCGGCCCACGCCGGATCGGGCGGGTGCGGAAAACCCGCATCGCCGCGTTCCCCGAGGCCAGCACATTTGAATTCAGTTACGACACCTTCGCCCGGATGTACGGTATCGCGGTGATCCGAGAGCCATCGCAACCGGTCAATCTGATCACACCGGAACAACGCGCGGAGATCAGTCACCTACTGGATATCGTCAAGCTGGAAGATGGCACCGTGGACAAATGGCTCGCCGCCGCGAACGTCGCATCGTGGGACGAGATGGAATCGCATCGCGCCGACAAGGCCATCGCCTATCTGCGGAACAGGATAGCCGCCATCGAAAACGTGTGATGCGTGTCGTTCCGGTCGCGTCCACATCGCCAAAGTTACTGGCGCGCGATCGGATCGGAGATTTACATATCGAGGCTGTGTACGATCCGAAAGACGGCCAACGCTATCTGTCGATAGGCGTTGGGGATAAAACTGTCCGGCGCACCTGGATCGACGCTGGACAGGCCAACGAACTCACCAGAAAACTGGTCGAGATGATCCCCTTACTTTGGAGTAAATGACATGCGTATTCCGACACCTGTAAGCAAGGAAGTCGCCGATGCCGCCAGTAACGCATTCGCCCCGTGGCGCCCCGGCGATTACGATTTCGAGGTCCATGACGCGGCCGATGATCGCAGCAAATCAGGCAATGACATGGTGAAGTTGACACTTCATGTTTTCAACGCGGAAGGCAACAAACGAACAGTGTTCGACTACCTTCTTCCCGATGAAAAATGGCAAAGCAAGGTCCGCCATTTTTGTGAATCCATCGGCATTGAATCGGAATACGATCAAGGGAATCTTGACCCGTTCGATATGGTCGGCAAGCAGGGTCAGTTGAAATTGCGTATCAAGCCCGCTCAGGGCGATTATCCAGCCAACAATTCCGTGGCGGATTACATCGCCAGGAATGGCCAGGCCAAGGCGTCACCACGTCCGGCAGCGCCAAAAGCGGCGGCGCCCGCGAAGTCGCCCGCTCCATCTTGGGACGCTCCACGCGGGGGTGATCTGGACGATGAGATTCCGTTCTGATGCCGGAAAAAACTGACCGCTCGTTCAAGCCGCCAAACGAGCCGCCATCGCACACCGGCGAACTATGGCTCAACCCGGACAAAACCATCGGCGGTGTGATCACGGACCTCTTCCTTTGGCCGATTCATTTCGTGGCGGTCAAGGAAGAGGACCACTATTACATTCGAGGTTGGCGCGGCAGGCCACCGGAGTTCCTGCGTGTGCCGCTGATTGATGACGACGTGAAACCAGTGCGGGACACATGACCTTCAACGTGGAACTGAATGAGGACCAGGCGCGGGCACGCGAGCAAATCGAGGCGTCCATTGTCATGCGGCGCCCGCATTTGCTGACCGGCGTGGCCGGCTCCGGTAAAACGACGCTGGTGCAGGCCATCGCCGCCGATCACGCCAGTCGGCGCACCATTGCCGGACAGTCCCGTGTCCGGCTCGCCGCGCCGACACACAAAGCCGCCGCCGTGCTGTCGCGCAAGTTGGTGGCCGCCGGTCTGGATATCCCCTGCGGCACCATCCATTCGATGCTGTCGCTACGCCCCAAGGCGCAAGGCGATCGTCAGGTGTTCGTCCGCGCGCCACACGCCAGGCCAATTCCTGAAGACCTGATATTCGTGGATGAGGCGTCCATGCTGGATTCTTCGCTGATGCAGCATATTGATCGATACCTCGCCGGCAAGGCGGTGGTGTTGATTGGGGATAAGGCGCAAATCCCTCCCGTGGGCGAGGCGGAAAGCCGCGCCTTCGACGTGATGCCCGCGAGCCATCTGGACACGATCTGCCGGCAGGCCGAAGGCAACCCCATCATCGCCGCCGCGTCCGTCATCCGCGGCACGCAGGATAACCCCGATCTGCCCATGGACTGGTCCTGGGCGCGCGAGGCACGGGGAACGCCTGGGACAGCGTTGGAGAAGACCGGGGTATTCGTGCCGCCGCGCGCTGACGTGGACGCCTGGCTGCGCCGTGCCATGACGTGCGAGGCGTTCCATGCCGATCCCGACTTCGCACGCTACCTCTGCTACACCAACGATCGCGTGGCGGAGATCAACACTCGTATTCGGCGCTGGATACACGGTGACAGCGCGGTGCGGCCAGGCGCGCCGCCGTTCCTGCCCGGCGAGATGGCGCTGATGCGCTCGCCGCTGATAGTCGAGGAATCGGTTCAGATCGCCACCAACGAGGAAGTAACGGTGCTGGCGATCGAATCAGGAGCGCACCTGGGCATTGGCACCTGGGACATGAAGGTAAAGACCGAGGCTGGTGTTGACCATGACATTCATCTGCCGCGTGATTTCACTGGATATCAGATCAGGCTCAATGAGATGCGCGATATGTGTAAGGTAGACAATTCCTTGTGGGATCAGTTCCACGAGTTCAAGGATCAATTCATTCGCGCGCAGTCGATCTATGCCATGACGCTGCACGCCTCGCAGGGATCGACCTTCCGGTTCACCTTCCTCGATATCCCCAATGTCCGCTCGAAGATGGCGGAAAGTCCGCTGGAAGTGCGGCGGCTGCTATACACGGGAGCCACCCGCGCATCGGACGGCCTGGTGTTGGTCGGGGTGTGAGCGGTTGACGACAGTTCCGTGACGGCGCATTCTGCCTAGAATTAAAGGGATCGGAAAATGTCAGACCGCCGTGGAAAGCCCCTCTTCATCGAGGCGCCGCCCGATTTGCATCATGCCGTCCGGGTCGCCGCCGCTGTCAGCGGCAAGACGCTCCGCCAATGGATGATCGAAGCCGCGACGGCCAAGCTGGCGGGCGGTTGCCCGTGCGAAGAGGAACTCGCGCCGGCGGGGGAGTGATCCCATGCTGGTGCCGTCATCCGCGTTCGCCATCGCGTTTCGCGAGCATGTCACGCCGCGCCTGCGGTCCATGACGATCGATGTGGCCGGCGCGCTCGCCAGGGACGAGATGACGTTCGGCGAGGCATGGGCCGAGGTCATGACCGAGGCCATTCGTCTGGGCGCGTCATACCTGTCCGAAGCGCATTACGAGGCGTTGTCGGATTGGCTTGGCGCTTTACTGCTTACCGAAGCAGATCGGGTCCAGGACGAGACGGATGCGGCCGATGCGTTGGTGGCGCGGCTGTCACACGAACCTTCCCGGCTAAAATTGCGTGAAGCGGTCAGGACATACCTCAATGGCGGGTAACTTCTTCGATGAGCCGATCCTGCCCACACCCCGTCGCCGCTCGCCTCGCAAGAAGCCGCTCGTGAATGGTCATGACGCTGACCCGGATCAAGGATGGTATCCCGAGGTCGAAGACCCGTCCAAGCCGGTCATTCGTGTTATCAACGGGTTGCGCCACCGTGCCGCCGATCATGGCCTGATCGCGCTCGCGCGGGCCAAGGTTCCGTTCTTTCAGCGCGACCGCTCGCTGGTCAGGGTATCCATGGCGAAGGCGAAAACCTCGGACGGCACCGTGATCGAGGTCGCCGGCATCATCGGGGTCACGTTACCTGTCCTGGGCCGCGCGCTCGGCACCGTGGCGGAATGGGAAAAGGCCCTGAAAACCGGCGATCCGGTTCGCACCGACCCGCCACGCGAAGTCGTGGAACAAATTGCCGCCATGTCGGGCGATTGGCCGTTTCCACCCATAACCGGAGTCATCAGCACTCCGACCATGCGGCCAGATGGCACGATCCTGGCAACGCCTGGTTATGACGACGCGACCGGCTTCGTGCTGGTCAACCCGCCCGTCATGCCACTGGTGCCGGATAATCCGACCCGACTGGACGCCGACCGGGCGATCGAGACCTTGCAAGGGTTGCTGGTGGAATTTCCCTTCGCCGACGAGGCGAGCCGGGCCGTCGCGCTGTCCATGGTGATGACCACGGTGCTGCGTGGCGCGCTCTTGCCAGCCGTGCCCATGCACGTCGCCACCGCGCCGCAGCCGGGCACGGGCAAAAGCTACCTCGCTGACATCGCCGCCACGGTATCGACCGGTGAGCGATGCGCCGTGCTGGCGCAGGCGCCGAACCCGGAGGAAACCGAAAAGCGTCTGATCGGAGCCGCCCTCGCCGGCCAGCAGATCATCGCCATCGACAATGTTTCGGACATGATGGTGGGGGATTTCCTTAATCAGTTGACCGAGCGGCCCATTCTTCAGGTGCGCGGCCTCGGATCGAGCAACATGCCGCGCATCGCGAACAGCTTCACGGTGTTCGCCAACGGCAACAATCTGTCGGCGCCCGCCGATCTGGTGCGCCGGACCCTGGTGTGCCGTCTCGACGCCGATCTGGAAAATCCCGAGGAACGGGAATTCGAGGCTGATCCGGTTCAGATGGTCCTGGCTAACCGTGGACTTTACATCGCTGCCTGCCTGACCATCGGACGGGCCTACATCGCCGCGGGCAGGCCGAAACCCTGCCGCGCGCTGGCCAGTTTCGAGCGGTGGTCCAATTTGGTGCGGTCCTCCCTGGTGTGGCTTGGCTGTGCCGATCCTTGTTTGTCCATGGATGTCGCCCGTTCGGAAGACCCCATTCGCGCGGCACGCGCGGCTGTCTTTCGGACGTGGGAACGCTATGGATGGGTGGGTATTCCAGGTCGTACGGCATCGGAACTCATCGAAGACGCTGACGAACGGGACGAGCATGGATTCGTCAGACAGCCATTCCGGGATGCCTGCATGATCGTCGCATCTGACAGAAGTGGCCATTCCATATCAGGCCAGAGATTAGGTAAGTGGTTGGCTAAAAACAATAATAACAGAGTAGGAGACCTCAAACTCACAGTTAACCGGAATGATATTTCACGGCTTAAATGGATTTTGACAAAAGACAAAAATGCGGGATAGCTAGTATTGCGGGTTGCGCCATGTAGGTTTTCACTAGAATCATTATCGTATTTTGTAACGAGTTTTTCGTGACGGGGTATTGGGGGAAACCCGCAAAAGTAGCATAACCCGCATTGGTGAAAAACCACAATTCAATGGAATCAATGACATGACCCTCATCCAACCCCTCGCCCTCGCCACCCTCGAAGCCGCCGCCCGCGCGATCTACGACGCCGATCCGCAACTGGGACCCAACGGACCCGTCCCATGGGACCAGCAGCACACACCGCTGCGCGCCGTCTGTATCGCCCAGGCCCGAGCCGCCATCGAAGCGATCCGAACGCCCTCCCAGGCGATGATCCGGGCCGGCGGCGCGGAAGGATACGCCTACCCAGGCGGAGCCACCGATTTCGCCGCCGTCTGGACC